GATTGCTTTTCTGCTTGTGCTGTTTCTCAAGTTCATCATGGGATTGCACTCATGGGAACAAATCTTCCAAATGAATACTTGACAACTCTTAAATCTTACAGTAGAATAGTAGTAGCGTTAGATAGAGATGCTTCTAAGAAAGCAATAGAATTGGCAAAACATATAAGGTTGGTAGTACCTTCCTCCCTTGTTCTCTTAGAAAAAGATATTAAGAATATGAAATTAGAAGAGATTAAGGAAATACTATGACGAATCAAACCACTCCCCATACAGCCCCTACAAAAAGATTTGACAGACAGTTATTTGATGACAACGATCCTCAGACAAGAAAAGCTGCAAGAAAACTGTTACCTACCGCTTTGAAGAAGATTTTAAACTTGGATGAAGAGCCAGTTTTGGATGACAATCCTTGTAGGTATGATGTTGATCTTATTTGTGAGAAGCACAATTTAAGCGTTGAAGTAGAGACGAAACATGGATGGGGTGATGGGAAATTTCAATGGGGAGACATGCACATTCCCAGAAGAAAATCCAAATATCTAAAAAAGGATGGAAACGTATTTTTTGTTGTGTTTAATACTAGCAGAACACAAGCAGGAATTATGACCAAGGAGTCTGTTTCTAAAGCCAAGATAGTTAATAAATTCAACAGGTTATCACGATTACATGAGGATTACCTTTCAGTCCCAGTTGACGAAATTATCTGGGTTTAATCATGCAGGAAGGGTTACCAACAGACTACCAAAAGTTTATCCACCAGTCACGTTATGCTAGGTGGAAAGAAGTCAAGGGGCGAAGAGAAACTTGGGAAGAAACAGTAGGCAGATATTTTGATTACATAGAAGTTCATTTAGAAGCTAACTGTAATTATAAACTGCCTCCTACCTTACGAAAAAGAACAGAACAAAGAGTTCTTAATTTAGAGATTATGCCCTCTATGAGAGCATTGATGACGGCTGGCTTGGCTCTGGATAGATGTAATGTAGCAGGATATAATTGTTCCTATTTACCAGTTGACAATCAAAGAGCATTTGATGAGTGCCTGTACATTTTGATGTGTGGTACTGGTGTAGGTTTCTCAGTCGAGAGAAAGTACACAGAATTATTGCCTAGAGTGAGTGAGTCCTTCAACGAAACCGAAACCAAGATCATTGTATCCGACTCCAAGGAAGGCTGGGCTAAAGGGTACAAAGAATTAGTCTCTCTTTTGTACACAGGACAGATACCTCAGTGGGATTTATCTCGTCTGCGACCAGCAGGGGCTAGGTTGAAAACTTTCGGTGGAAGGTCTTCTGGGCCTGACCCTTTGGATGATCTTTTTAACTTTACAGTGGCTATCTTTAAAAAATCGTCAGGTAGGCGTTTAAAGCCCATAGAGTGCCATGACATCATGTGCAAGATAGGTTCAGTAGTGGTAGTAGGGGGAGTACGAAGATCGGCTCTAATAAGCTTATCTGACCTTGAGGATCAAGAGATGGCTTTAGCCAAGTCTGGAGAGTGGTGGAGTAACGAAAGTCAGAGAGCCTTAGCTAACAACTCTGTGTGTTACAAAAATACACCACCTATAGGGATTTTTATGAAAGAATGGTTAAATCTGTATAATTCTAAATCTGGAGAAAGAGGAATTTTCAGTAGAGATGCTTCTGTTAGGCAAGCAAAAAAGAATGGAAGACGTAAAACTAAATATGACTTTGGAACAAATCCTTGTTCTGAGATTATCCTAAGACCATACCAGTTTTGTAACCTAACAGAAGTAGTAGTAAGAGAAGATGATACAATCAAAACGTTAAAGGATAAAGTTCAGGATGCTACCATATTGGGTACGTTTCAGTCTACTCTTACTAACTTTAAATACCTAAGAAAAGTCTGGCAAAACAACACCGAAGAGGAAAGACTTCTAGGGGTTTCTATGACAGGTATTTTAGATAATCCTAAATTAGGAAAAGCTCAAGATTTACAACAACTTAGGCAAGTAGCGATAGATACTAATTCAGCTTTGTCAGAACAGTTAGGGATACCGCAGTCAACTTCTATTACCTGCGTAAAACCATCAGGAACAGTTTCCCAATTAGTAAATTCAGCTTCTGGTATTCATGCCAGACATTCTGCCTATTATGTAAGAACAGTAAGAGGAGATAAAAAAGACCCCTTGACAAAATTTATGACAGATCAAGGGATACCTTGTGAAGATGACCTCATGCAACCAGATAGCACTGTGGTATTTTCCTTTCCTATGAAGTCTCCTAACAAAGCTACCTTACGAAGCGATATAGATGCAGTGACTCAATTAGAGACATGGAAAACGTACCAAGAAAATTGGTGTGAGCATAAACCCTCAGTTACCATTTCTGTAAAAGAAGATGAATGGTTTGATGTGGGTGCTTGGGTATTCAATAATTTCAAGGACTTAGCAGGTGTCTCATTTCTACCACATTCTGAACACACTTATAAACAGGCTCCTTATCAAGAGATAAGTTATAAGGAATATATTGAGCTGTCTAAAAAAATGCCAAAAAATGTCGATTGGACATTACTTTCAAACTATGAAAAAGAGGACAACACTACAGGTATGCAAGAGTTGGCATGTACTGCAGATGCCTGCGAAGTTGTAGATATAACATGATTTCACTTTTAGGTTCCCTACTAGGATTTGGTACAAGTTTCTTACCTAGCGTTCTGGGATTTTTTGAAAAGAAACAAGCTCACAAACAAGAGTTACTTATGCTTGAGGCTAAGGCAAAATATGCGTCAGCTTTAAGCGAATTGAAACTCAAGGAAATTGATGCTGAGGCAGACATAGCAGAAGTTAAGGGCTTATATGCCCATGCTGAAGCTTTGGCTAAATCAAACACATCTAAGTTTGTATCTGGATTACAGGCATCTGTAAGACCAGTCATAACTTATGCGTTTTTTAGTCTATTTGCTTTTGTTAAAATTGCCTATGTTATAATGGCTGTACAGGGTGGTGATGAAGTTTTACCTGCTATTTTACATGCGTGGGATACTGAATCGCAAACCATCTTTGCGGCTGTCGTGTCATTTTGGTTTGGAAATCGTGCCATATCGAAATGGAGAAATGGCTAATGGCTGGTGGCACATCCTTTTCAAATCAGCCAGAAGGAGCAGTAGCTCCACTGTTTCCTTTTGGCCCTATGATGATGCATGCCAGACTGCCCATGAAGCTTGTTCGTTCTTTAAATAAGTATGTTAACAAAACTATCAAAGATGAAAAAAAGACAGAAAAATTAGATCATTCGGATAGTTTAGTAGGTAAGCTTAAACAAGAATTTTTAATTGAAGCAGATGAATTGGAGAGGCATTTAGAAACCTTTAATTCCATTGTAGCCAATTTTGTAACTACGGAATTAAGTAGGCACTTTAAACAGATGAGTGTAGGCACTGGTTTTTCTATAAACTATAAATCAGCATGGATTGTTCGGCAATTTGCTGGAGAGTTCAATCCTGCACACATACATACGGAGTGTGATTTATCTTGTATAGGATATTTAAAATTACCTCCTGAAATAGATAAAGAGTGGGAGGAAGATTATAAAGACCATTATCCATGTAAAGGACATACTGAATTTATACATGGATCATCAGGTAAAATGCATACACATACTTTCCTTGTTAAGCCTAGCGTAGGAGACTTTTTTGTATTTCCAGCAGATTTAATTCATATGGTATATCCCTTTTATTCAGAAGGGGAAAGAAGGTCTTTTAGTATGAACATGTCTATTGTTCAACAAAAAATAGATAAAGATGGAAATCCTACCGAAGTTATAAGAGAGGATAAAGAGGACATAAGACATAAGGCGAATAAATGGGGGCTTGACTGCATACTTAAATGATAATATAATGCTCTAACCTTTTTAGGAGAAAAACATGGAGCCACAAATAATAGCACTGCTTTTAAGCAGAGAGAACTTTGATAAGGCAAAAGCCTTAATTACCAAAGATATGTTCGATAAAAAATATAAAACTATCTTTGACGCAGTGGTGCACTACCACACAAAGTATGAGGGAGACCTATCTAAAGATAATCTCTTTCTCGTACATAGGAATTTATATCCTGCCATGCCAGACTCTACCAGAGATTCTGTAGAGGAAGCTATAAAAAGCATACCAGATAAAGTAGATGGTGATCCTAAATTTGTAATGGATACCTTGACGGAGTTTTGGCGTAGAGAAATGGCAAGAAAAGTAGGCGAAACAGCAATAGATATATGGAATGGTGAATCTACCAATTTTGGTGATCTGAGACAAATGGTAGACCAGATAATTAATCAGGATTCTGCTACTGGTATTCTTTCAATGCAGAGAGAAGAGACAGATGTAGAGACTCTATTTTTAGAGTTTGAGGAAGACCCTGATTTTCCTTTCCCCCTAACAACCTTACAAGACGAAGTTGCAGGAACTTATAGAGGTAATCTAGGGATAATTTTTGCTCGCCCTGAAAGTGGTAAGTCTTCTTTCTGTGCTTTCCTAACTGCAGAAGCCATACGAAGAGGGCACACTGTAGGCTACATTATGAATGAAGAAACAGCCAGAAGAATGAAAACAAGAATACTAACTGCCTACTTCAATGTCCATAAAGATAACTATGAAAAGAGCATTGAGGAAATGAAAGAGGTATATAAGAGAGATATTAAAGAAAAGTTATTTATTATGGATTCCGTAGGTTCGGAAATATCAGAGGTAGATCAGTTTACCAAATTAAATAAAGTTGATTTGTTGTTTATAGATCAGTTAGATAAGGTTAAGGTTAATGGTGAGTTTGGTCGAGGAGATGAAAGACTTAAAGAGCTGTATGTAAATGCTAGAGAAATAGCTAAAAGAAATTCCTGTATGGTATGGGCTGTATCTCAAGCGAGTTATGATGCCCACAATAGGCAGTTCTTAGACTTCGCTATGCTGGATGGTTCTAAGACTGGAAAGGCAGGAGAGGCTGATATTATTATAGGCATAGGAAAAAATCCAGGTGAAGATGATGATACAAGATTCCTGTGTGTATCCAAGAATAAAATTACTGGTTGGCATGGTCATGTTGTTTGTGAATTAGATAAACTTACAGGGAGGTATTACGAATGATTTTAACATTGGATGTAGAGACTACCTCAGTGAAGCATAATGGGGGCTCCGATCCTTCTCCTTATGTAGACGGCAATCAATTAGTATCCGTAGGCTTTAAAGAAGATGATGGGCCTGTTCAATATGTATGGTTTTATCATGCAGATAGACCACCTACTGAGAATAATAAAAAAATAGTTCAAGAAGCCCTAGATAGAACAGACGTTCTTTTAGGACATAACATTAAGTTTGATTTACAGTGGTTATTTGCTGTAGGGTTTATTTATGACGGAGCAGTATATGATACTATGGTGTTTGATTATATTTGGGCTAGAGGAGTTAAGGTTCCTCTTAGTTTAGAAGAGTGTTGTCGCAGACACCAGACGACTACAAAAAAAAGAAAAGATATTTTAGAAAAGTACTTGCAAGATGATTATGGGTTTGATATGATCCCAGCAAATATAGTTGAAGAATATGGAATAGCTGATGTACAGGCTACTTATGAGGTAGCTCAAAGTCAGGCAAAACAAGAAGGAAAGAGCATTGAGCAAATTGCAGCCTACATTGTACCTGTCTTTTGAGGTAACTAGAGTTTTAGCAGAAATGGAAAAGAATGGAATTAAGATTAATCGCCAATCTTTAGAAGCTGTTAAGCAAGAGTATACTGCAGAGGCTAATGAATTAGAAAAATTTCTCAATGAAGAAATCAAAAGAGTTATGGGAGATACCCCTATTAATTTAGCAAGCCCAGAGGATAGGTCTAAATTATTTTTTTCAAGAGGTGTTAAGAATAAAAAGACATGGGCTAAAATATTTAATTTAGGGTATGAAGTAAGAGGAAATACAAGGAAACCAAAACGTAGAACTTCTATGTCTGCAGGGCAGTTTAAAAGGGCAGTTGCAAGTAATGTCATGATTCAGTACAAAACAGAGGCTAGAAGGTGTGATATATGTAGTGGATATGGCCGAGTGTCTCGGAAAAGAAAAGATGGCACTTGGGGTAAGGCTAGGTATATATGCAAACCCTGTACTGGCGTTGGTATCAGGTATCAGCACACCTCCCATGTAGCAGGATTTAAATTAAGTCCTATTAGTGTTATGTCTTGCAGTACTCAAGGATTTAAAACAGATGCAGAAGCTCTTTCATTACATAGGGAAAGAGGGAATGAAGAGTCTGCTCTTTTTGTAAAACGTTATCTAAGATACAATGCAATAAAAACTTATTTAAAAACTTTTGTAGAAGGAATAGAAAAGAATTTAGATTATTCAGATCGTATACATCCACAGTTTATGCAGTGTGTAACAAGTACTGGGCGTTTGTCTTCTAGGAGTCCTAATTTTCAGAACATGCCTAGAGGTAAAACATTCCCAGTTCGTAGAGCAGTTGTTTCTCGATTTGAAGGGGGGCAAATTCTTGAAGGGGATTATGCTCAATTAGAATATAGAGTAGCAGGATATTTAAGTAAAGATAAGCATGTTTACGAAAATGTCAAGGGAGGGGTAGACGTACATAATTTAACTGCTACGATTATCACAGGTAAAGAAAAAGATGACATAACAATAGAAGAAAGGCAAAATGCAAAAGCCCATACATTTGCCCCTTTATATGGGGCTACAGGAATGGGATTGCCTGAACATATACACAGATACTATCTAGGGTTTACAGATATATACCCTCAGATAGGAGAATGGCACGTAAGGTTGGCTCAGGAAGCTTTGAAATATAAGGTTGTGAGCCTTCCGTCAGGTAGGGAATACAGATTTCCCTATGTAAGAAGAACAGCTAGAGGCATTACACATGGCACTAGCGTAAAGAATTATCCTGTACAGGGTTTTGCTACAGCAGATTTACTTCCTTCTGCTCTTGTAGAGACCTCAAAAGCATTTAAAGATAAAAATCTTAAATCCTTGCTTTGTAACACAGTACACGATAGTATAGTAGTGGATGTACATCCTGGTGAAGAGGATCAAGTAATTGAAACTGTCAAAGAATGTATGCTTTCCATACCCCAGCAGGCCAAGAAAAGATGGGGAATAGAATACGATATGCCAGTAGGCATTGAAATTAAGATAGGGAGTAACTGGTTGGATACAAAAGAAATTTTTTCAAATTAATGCTTGCATTACTTGAATATCCAGTCTATAATAGTAGTAAGTCAACTCAAAAGGAGTAAAACATGACCCAACTATCAGCAAACGGAACAACAGACCTCGTAATTCCAGATAATCTGGATAAAGTGTCTGTAGATGAATTGGCAGAATTGCTAGGGCAAAGAGAGGATATAAAGTCCTCTGGAGACAGCCTATCTAGATTGTCAATCAATCATTCACCTGAAGATGACGAAGGCAATTCTTTGCCTAGAGGACATTTTGCCTTATACAATCCTGAGACTAAGGAGAAGGTATTTGGTAAAGAAGTAACCTTTAGGGTTTTCATCAGAAGGTTTATGTATAGCCTATGGGATAATGAACAGGGTTCTTATTCTGTTCGTACCACACAACAAGCCAAACTTAACGATCTGTTTCCAGACAGTGATGGTGGCTACAAATGTGGTAAACTGACCAGAGCAGAAATCACTGAATTAGGTACAGATAGCCCAGAAGCTGCTGCTTCTTCACTTGTTAAATGTAATCAAGTCTTATACGGAGTAGTTTCCGTAGCAGACGGAAAGACTGCAAGTGGTGAAGATAAACCAGTAGAGAATGTACCAGTAGTATTTTATGGTAAGGGTGCAAGCTATACATCTATTGCTCAGTATTTCAGAGACGTAGATAAGAAAAATCTACTTACGTGGAATGTTGTAGCAAAGATGCACTCTATACGCCATAAGAATGGTGCAACAATTTACTATTCTACTAATATGACTATTTCTGATACTGTGGATTTATCCAAAGATGATAAAGAGCTGTTAAAAGCCTTTGCAGACAGGATAAATTCCTATAATCTCCGAGTATCAGATGAGCACACTGAAGCGAATAATGGTGACAGTGTTGATGCCATCGACCTAGAAGCTGCTGTCGAGGCATAAATGAGCAATATTCAAGTATTTGTACAAGATTTCTTGAATAAAGCCAACAAGGGGGAGGCAGAAATGCCTTCCTCTTTAGTTGAAGATTTTAAAGAAGCATGTGGTAAAGCCTTAGAAAAGCAATTTTCTAGAGAGCCTAGAGAGTATCACCTACGTCTATCTGGGCTTGGGAAACCATTATGTCAGCAACAATCTGAACAATTAGGTATTGAACAGGCTTTTAGCTACAATGCTATCTTACGCTTTCTATTAGGAGACTTGGTTGAGTCTGCTTTAGTGGCTATAATAAAAGCATCTGGAATTAGTGTAGAAGATGAACAAAAACCTACGACTATAAATCTAGATGATACAGATATAAATGGAACTTTAGATATTATCATAGACGGAAAGGTTTATGATATTAAATCTGCAAGTCCCTACGCCTTCCAAAATAAGTTTGGGGAATTTGGTGGATACCGAAAAGTAAAAGAAGATGATCCTTTTGGTTATATCGTACAAGGTTTTGCCTACGCAAAAGGAGAAGATAAACCTTTTGGTGGTTGGATTGTAGTAGATAAATCTTCTGGAGAAATGACTGTTTGCGAGGCTCCTGCTGCTCAGGCACAAGAGAAAAAGGAAGCCTTAGAAGCTGCTACTGAGAATGTTCGCAGGCTAAAGAAAACTAAAAGGGTAGAGAAGCAATTTAAACCTACAGATGAGATTATGGCAGGAGAGCCTACAGGTAATAAACTCCTACCTAAAGAATGTTCGTTCTGTGGTTTTAGGCATAATTGTTGGCCCAAAGCAAAATACTTGCCTAAGCACACCTCTAGGGCTAAAAACCCTCCGTATGTTTGGTATACAAAGTCTGTAAAAAATGCCCATACTTAAAGCCTACAGTTTAGCTATGTCTGAATATAAGGAAAATAAAAATGTTTATTATGCTTATCCAGACAATGTTGCTCACTTAGGAGGAGGAGATATAATTAGGGAATTAAGAGAAAGTGAGTTTGGCATACCTTTTTATTTGAAAAGAACTCTCAATGAGAATATGGATTTTATAAAAGGTATGGAACGTCTTGACGAATCTTGTGAGACTATCAATATAATATTAAGACAAGGTGGTATTGTGATTATTTTAATGGATAAATTCTACGAAATGGTTAATTATGATGATTCTGAAGAATATCAAAGGCACGCAATAGATGCTATACATGAATTTGCGAAGAAGGGAAAACCCCATGAAGTCATCATATAGACTACCCTACAGATCAAAATTTGAAATTAAGCTTGCTGCAGACTTAGGTAAGAAAAATATTAATTTTGAGTATGAGAAGGCAACATTTCAATTTGCTCCAAAAATTAGAAGCTACACCCCAGACTTTTATTTACCAGAGTTTAAAATCTACATTGAAACTAAAGGTAGGCTTACAACTAATGACAGAGTAAAGCACCTGTTAATTAAAGATCAGTGGCCTGACCTGGATATTAGATTTATTTTTGTTCGTGCAGACAACAAAATATCTTTAAAATCAAAAACCTCTTATGCTGATTGGTGTAACAGGCATGGGTTTATTTGGGCTGAGGGTTCTTTTCCTGTGGAGTGGGCTAATGGATGATTTTGATGATTTTAGAATAAAGTTTCTTTCCGATCTTGATTTAGATAAGTATTTAGATGAGCTTAAGTTAAAAGAAGGGAATTTATATCTTATTCTAAAACCCCAAGGAGAGAATGGTTTTGAAATAATAGGAGCAGATAAATTACCTAAAGATATATCCTCCGTTATAGGAACTAAAATGTATATTCTTTTTGCAGGCTTAATGCATTTAGCTACTGAACAACAAGATTTAGTTATGGAAGCAGGTAATTTTATAATTTCTGTTGAAATGGATAAGCAAAGAAAAGAATCATTAAAAGGAAAAGGAGATAACATTGTCATCTTCCCAAAAAATAAAAAAGACATTAACTAATTTTAAATATAATGAACAAACAATTCTTAATGAAGTGTATGCACACATTGTAGAAACCTATGATGAGCATTATTCAAAAGAAAAGTATCAGGCAACAGAATTTATTATAGACGCTGGGCATGGGATAGGGTTTTGCTTAGGTAACATCTTAAAGTATACTCAACGCTATGGTAAAAAAGGAGATAAAAAGCAACAAGAAAAAGACTTGTTAAAATTAATCCATTACGCTATAATAGCACTTCATATTCATAAAGGAGGTCATAATGACAGATGAAAAAGAAAGAGCCAGAACTGATAAGGGTACATTTAAAGGAGATAATCCTGATACCCCAGACGTTAATGAAGCATACAGACCTGTAAAGTATTATCTTATGCAAGATGGTCTTGCAAATACTATTTTACAAAAGTTAGCATCGTTACCTTACGCAGAAGTAAGTGATATGATGACAGCCTTCAGAGCCATGCAACATGTTATGGTTGATCCTACAACTAAAAAAGTACTAGGTACGGAAGAAGAAGTTGCAGGACAAACCAAAAAATAGAGCTCTGTTAGCCCAATTCACTATTGAGTTAACTCAAGATGGGAGAGTGTGTCTTGAAAATAAGACAGTGAATCCTGATCTCTTTAGAGAGGCTATGGATGAATGGAATCAAGATTATGAAGGCACACTAGCTCTGACAAACATGTTACGAGAAGTTAAGGTAAGGTTTGAAGAATTATCAGACCAAACACATAATGCTTTGAGATGACAGATAACAGAAGAGAGTTTTTTCCTACCTACGAAGATGCTAAAGGTAGATATGATGAATTGTATCTGGAATATGGCATATTATTAGAGCCTCCTTTTCACGATGTTGAGTTTAATTGTTGGATTTTACAGTGGGATAGCCCTAATGGTAAAATATTCGGCTTTGATACTGAAAAAGAAGGCGATATAGAGTGATATGCTCTGTAAGGCTCATAGACGCTCATACAGCAAAAACACCTATTTTAGCCACTCTAGTATAGAGAATGTGCTTAAAACGTCTATATAATCATCCTGAAGATAAATTTTTCTAAAAACCCCTATTGAGCTAAGGGATTATCGTTGTTTCCTACTTTATCTAATCTAGACTCTGTTCTATCT